GATCAATTACATTACACACATAAGAGAATTGAGGTTTATCTGCGAAAATAGCATCATCAATCTCTTTGAAAGGGTCTTGGGCTGAGTTATCAAAAGTTTCTGTTTCACGACTGAATTGAAGACATTCTACAGGCATCTTCTTACCTTCAGTAGTCACTACCCAGTAACAGTAACGTGGCATCACGTCACCTACTAGTCTTACCTTAGTATCTCCGATACCTAAAGTTAATCTTTGAATTTCTCTGCGTTGATTTGAGCCTGTGGATTGTTTACCTTTGGCTTGATCCCATGCGACCATCTGTTTCTCCTTTTTTGTTGAACGTTGGTTCTTATGTGTAGGTATTCCTCGTTACCGAGGACTCTTGTAAAAAATATATTTTATCTCCTTTGATAGATACAAAGGGATTTTGCAAATCTTTTCTAATGTAATTCTTAGCAATATAATCTTGAGCTTCACTAATTCTACGCATAGATAGCATTTGCAGGTACTCTGTTTTATGAATAACAGAAGCGTTTTGAGTTAAGAAATAAGGATTCTTAAAATAACTCATCGCTTCTTCTGTTTTGTAGTTACAAACTAGCCTATCTTTTTTCTGCTCCAATAAACCAGTTGTGAATAAATGCACAGGTATGTGATTTATTTTTAAGGCTTTCATCAGTCCTTTTGTAGTATAAGGATTATACAATGAAGTTTGTGCAAAAGTCAAGATCAATATCGCCGTTTGATCTTTTCTTGCCTTTGATAATAATTCATACCAGTTAAAGTATATCATTTATATGAACCATCAATGTTGTAATGTTTAGCATTATAATGTGCGCTCATTACTGCTTCTAGTAATCCATACTCTTTATATAGTTTTTTAAACCATGCTATATAGTGTTTAAAGGATGTAATAACCACGTTGTTGATACCACTGTAAACGTTTAGTTTGTTGTCTCGCAACTATACCCCCAGATAACCAGAAGTCTACTATCATTGGCACTTGTTTGTCTGGGTGTTCACGGATAATTCTACCTATGCGTTGTTCTAGCTTAATAGGGTTATTGCTAGGGCAAGTAAGGTAAAGAGTATCCAGCCTATGACAACTAATACCTTCATCAAAGAGTTTTGTAGAGAGTATACATTTGTATTTTCCTCCAACATTTTGAAGAACGTCTTCTCTAGTTGATTCATCTGATTCTCCTATAAGACACGCACTATCAGGAATCATTTCCTGAAGATCTTTTAACATTTGAACTCGCTCACCTAAGATAAGAGGGCAGCGACCAGTGACTATCTGACTTTTGGCAAATTTTGCGATAGCAGCCAAGTAATCTTGGTTTTTACAAAGTTGGTTCAGCTGGCGCGACCAGTCTCTTTTCGGATCTATCACAGGAAAACGGAAGTCGGTACGTTTAATCTGAACAACAGGATCATGTAATTGCCTTGGGTCACGAGCCTCTACCATAAAGGGAGAAAAGTAATCAGCTAAGAATACATGCTTTCCATCTTTTCTTCTAGGTGTAGCACTGATACCTATTTTAATTTTAGCATTAAGCGAGTTAAGAGCTGTTGAGAACATTTCAGCAGGGCATAGATGTGCTTCATCTACAAGTATCATAGAAAACTTTTCTGCTAATTCATCTCTACGATTATAAACTGATTTATAAATGCCTACTGTAATATCTTGAATATCACATAGTCCATCACCAACACGTCCTATTTTTGCTGTTGGTATCTGTCTTTCAAGTTCTTCTATCCACTGTCTAAATAAAAGTTTTGTATGAACTAAAACAAGAGTCTTCGTTTTGTTACGAGATATAATTTCACATCCTGTAAAAGTCTTACCCCACCCACAAGGAGCCTGTAAAACTCCAGATCTTGCTCTGCCTCGTTTAAAGAACTTATCAACAACTTCTGTTTGTTCCCATCTGAGAGTTCCTGAAAAAGTTAGATCTGCCTCGGTTTGTTCAAAACGTCTATGATCTTCAATGTCATTCCAGTCAAGTTTATGATAAGAGTTTGAGGGAACTATGTAATAATCTTCATCCTCAGAGATGGTTGATAAAAACTCATCACCATTATCATAGGTGTAAAGAGAGAGCAAATGATCTTCATCATAAACATCATCTTTTTTAATGTATATTTTATCTGATAGATATATCTTTTTTACTTGTGCTTTTTTCATATTCTCATAAATGGAATGTTTTTTGTATTATAAGAAAATTCTCTTAAATACCATTCATCCTTCACTTTTACTAAAGTTGCATATATATCTTCTTTTAATTCTAAAGTCTCATGAGTGGGTACTTCAAAAGGATAAGATATATTTTTAACCCAGATAAGATTGTCTTTCACTTTTACTATTCTATGGCAATACGATTTTACAGTCATAGGTTTAGATAAATCAAACGGATTAGCCTGACAATCCATGCCCCATTTAGATTTCGAGTATATAAGTTCTTGTAGGTTTTTACAGGTAAAATCAAACTTTAGCCTTTGATCTAATGATGCGAGTCTAGCAAAGTAATCACCTTTTATTGATTTATCGTCTACAGTTTCTAAGTGTCCTGTAAAAGTTTTTTGAATGTATATTTTTTGTAAGTCATACTTTACTTGGTAAGGTCTTTGCTTAATTCCGAAGAAAGGATACTTTATATCACTAAACTTGTTCACAGCTCCGTAAGTTCGCCCCAGCTAGGACCTACCTCAAAATCTACTTTAATAGGACAGTTAGGAATAGATAGCCCTCTATCTATTTGAATACATCTTTTCGCATTCTCAATATACTCGTCAACTAAATCTTCTCTAACTTCGGACACGATAGAGTCATGAACTACAGTAAAAGGTCTGATGTCATCTGAGTACCCCTTATCTTCAATCCACTTTACTAGATCAATCACACCTAGAATATTGATATCAGAGGCAACTGACTGGACTAAGAAGTTTACACCAGAACGAATAGCATGTTGTGCTACTCCACGGTTAGGTGATTTAGCTTCAGGTAGTCTGCGTTTGCGACCGAAGAAAGAATAGATATATGCATGATTCTCAATCTGTCTATTCGACCCATCAATAAACTTTTTTAAGGATCTAGCTTCATTGAAATACTTTTGAATAAACTGTTTTGATTGCCCAGTTGTAATCTCTTCTCCCTCTTTAGCATCTTTGTTTACTGTCTCTGCAATCTTAGCAGGACCTGCTTGATACATTATTCCGAAGGTGATTGCTTTGGCATACTGTCTTTCGTTCGGATGTATCTTTTTAACCTGGTTAACTTCCTCTGAGAGGTTAAACATCTGTTTCGCAACATACGAGTGAAAGTCAAGCTTGTCAATAAAAGCTTTCTGTAAAAATTGATCTCCAGAGAGCATAGCAGCATAGTAAACCTCAGCCGTGCCAAGGTCACATTGTATGATCTTGTATCCAGGCCTAGCTTTGAATAGTTTTTTAATGTCTTTATTATCTCTTGGAATGTTCTGGTAGTTGAGATTGCCACTAGAAGATAAGCGACCAGAGGTGGTCCCATGAATATTAAAACCACTTCTAAGTCTGCCGTCATTGTCTACCCCGTTCCTAATATTAGATATGTATGTTCCAGCCATCTTTGACTTCTCACGCAACTCTAATACCGCCTCTGATAGAGGGTGTCCAAGATTCTGTAGAACTTCTTTGTCTACCGACCAAGCACCTGTATCAGTTTTCTTGGTTGGTTTTAGCTTGATTACGTTGAAGAATAAATCTCTAAGTTGTGCTGTAGAGTTAGGATTGAATGTTTTTTCATACACACGCTCGAATCTTTGCACTGCTTCGTGATTATTTATTTCAGCTAGACATTCTTCTACGTCAATCTGATATTGTTCTGCTAACCAATCTACCTGCTCTACATTGATTGGACCACCATTCTTCTCTAGTGTTTTCATGGCATGAGTCGCAGGCATCAAAATAGTATTATACAATCTAGTAAATTCCTCACTCTTTTCTACTAATGGCATAAATTTACCATATAATTGAAAAGTAGCATCAGCATCTTTACATGCATAAGGAGCTAAAATGTCACTAGGTAACATACCGTAGTTAAAATCTGCAAGTTTAACTTTATTTTTTCTAGCCCAAGACTTTTTATACTCATCTAACTCACGTTCATAATCACCTAGATCTGTAAACCGTAAAGCAAGAGGTTTCAATCCGTGGGTACCTACAGATTCTTCTAAACAATAATGTAGTAACATAGTATCTTCGTATTTTGGAAATTCAAAACCCATTTCAGTTTCCATAAAGTTTGTGTCAAACTTTGAGTTATGAAATATACATACCTTTTCCATAAATAAGTCATGAAACCACTGCTTGTGCTTTTCTACAATATCTACTGACACATAAATACCTTGATGTGGTCTAGTTGACATAGCGATACCTAGAATAGATCCAGTGTGTGGAGACACAGAGGTAGTTTCAATATCAACTACAATCTTTTTTGCATCATCAAACTGATCTTTATACTGCTGAAATTGCTCTTCTGTTTCTACAAAACAATAATCTTTTTCTGCTTGTTTACCTACATCTTCTCCAGATAATAGTTTTGGTATTTGATCAAATGCACGAATAATATCGTCTTCTAGTTGTGGTTTGAATACACATATACTAGGATTCATAATAGGTAGATATCGTTTTTCAATAAACACACCATTATATTTTTGAACACCAGTCATACCAGCGATATATTTAAGAGGTTCAGCACCTATCAATGCTAAAATCTTATAATTATCGAGACTATCCATTTCAAGATCAATATCTTTTTTAAGGATTTTTTCTTTGCGACCAGAGTGTAAATACTTTACCTCATAGTCTATTCCTTTTAAATACTTGTTAATAATTTTGTTTGCATCTTTTTCTACTGCACTTGCAAACACAAAACATACATCACTCATAAATAAATATCCTTCCACAATAATGACAATCAGCCCTGTTATCCTTTAGTTTATAGTATACTATAGGATGATCATTAGCGCAAGACACAGTTTCAGTTTTTACCTTAACAATGTCTGTTTTAACAGGTGCGGGTTTTCTTTCAAAAAGGTCATGTCTAGCACTCATCTAATATAATCCTTTGCTTGTATTACGTTGAGATCTCCAGGATCTACACCTACAGGTAGTTTAATGTTTCTAGATACAATATTACGAGAGTCTAATTCTGCTGAAATTTTAGACGCAGCCATTTGGCCAGGAGCATCTGGATCCATTAAGATGTCTACTCTTGTAACTCCTATCCTATCTAATACTTCTAATTTTTTTCTACCAAAATTTGTAGCACCAAATATACAAAGAGTATTTTTATATCCTAACTGCCACATATTTAACATATCAAAAATACCTTCAACTAGTATTACGTAGTTAGTATTTTTTATCTTGTCTAAAGGAAAAAGTAAGTCATTTACTTTTGCCTTGTGAGGTTTGCGATTATACTTTGGTTTTCCTGATATTGCTTTCATTAGCCTACCTTCAATGAATTTTAACTTACCAAATTGATAAACAGGAAAACACATGTAGTCTTGTAAACCCATCTGATCAGTTGTAAACGCTTGAAATTCTTTCATAGTTTTGGCATCTATATTTCTAAACTCTGAAGGGTACATATGACGTTCTGTAGGTAGCTGTATGTCATCAAATTCTATGATACTTGTTATTTTATCTTTTAACTTTTTTATTTGATAGGGTTGTTTACTATCAACATCTAAGATTACAGTCTCACCTATAGACTTCATAAATTTATTTATACCACCACTAAAGCCACAGCTCCAACAATGAAAGACATTTCGTTCTAAGTTATAAGATAGACTTGGAGATTTATCTGTATGTTCTCCACTAGTGCAAGATATAAGTATTTCAGCAGGATTATTAGTCTTACGATACTCAATACCTCGTTTGTTAAGAAGTTCTACTAGTTCCATTATAAATCTTGTGACCTTTCTTGTTTGTCAGATCCAAACTTTACTGCGTTATGTGGGCGTTCATTAATAACTTCGGATGTAGCAGGATTAATCTTAACACAACTCCAATCCATTAGTACATCAAAACTCATGTGCTTACCATTACGCATTTTTGTAGTATGGATAGAGATTTTACTTTCTAATTCTCTCTCATCCGTTTCAGCAGGTGGAAAGAAATTAAAACTACGGTCTGCGGCATCAAGAATACCTTTAGCAAATCTAGCCTCTCCTGTAGCATCTATTTGATAAGGAGAGATCATTGTTAAATCATATTTACGAGATAAAGATTTTAGATTGTCAGCAATAGTTATTTGAGTCTTCCAGTCTTTCTGATCATCATGTTTTACAATATTTACATAATCAACTACTGCCATATTATAGTTAGGGTACTTAGATGAGAACATATTACAATAATGATCTATACGGTTAAGAGTTAAAGATTCGTCATCAATCATAAATAGTCTATGATCTTTAAGTTCTGGTCGTTCGATCTTTACTCGCTTTTCAAAATTCTTAAAATCTTTCGTATACTCCAACTCTTGAAGCATTGCATCTATCTTACTTGAAGGTTTATAAAAGTTTTCAAACTTTGACTTAGCCATCTGAATTTTTTGTTTATCTGTAAGCTGATTTCTGAAAATATCTAAGAAAGGAACACCTGATATTATAGCCAACACTCGATCATATACTTCTTTGTATCTCATTTCAATTGTGAAGAATGCCACTGTATTACCTTGTAAAAATCTGTTTAATGCAAGATTTAAAGAGATAATAGACTTACCAGAACCTCTTCTTCCACCTAGAAGAATTAATTCTTGTGTTGCAAATCCACCGTTGATAGCATCAAACTCATTTGATAGGCCAGAGGGATATATCTTAAAATCATCTTCACTAGGGAAAAACTCTAGCTCTGCTATATCATATAATTCATCATCGTGGGGTATTGCTTGGTTTAGGTGTAATAAGTGATTCTGAAATTTATCAACTATCTCTACTTTTTCTAGATCTTCTAACTGATCTACAAACTTATCCATAAAATGTATTGTTTCGTCACGGATGTAAAAATCTTGTAATTGTGCGACTAGAAATTCGTCTTGTATCGCTTCGTTTTCATTATCTTCTGCACAGATTTGATTCTCTAAATACTCTTGTAACCCTGTGTCTTTACGTAAGGCTAAAATCTCATCTGTTGAAGGAAGACGAGTATTAGCTTTGTAAAACGACTTAATTTTATCAAATAATACAGAATTTATGCCTGTAAAATACTGATTTAATAGTCTTGAATATAGATCATTACTCTGCGTATCTAATAATCTACGCAGAGTAAGTTTTTGTAAATCAATTGCCATTAACCAGCCTTAACAGGAAATAGTTTGTCACGAGTTACAAATCTGTAACCACCGAAATCATCTCTCTTATATATAAGATAAGATTCTCTTCCAGTTTCTTCAATTACTTTACTAACTTTATTACGATGTTGCAAGAAGGAAGACATTTTCCATGTAGGAAGTACTGCATCTCCTACCATCCAATAAATCTCATAATGAATACCTTCAGTAGGTTCTGCGTATTTACCAGCCATACCATTAGGTCCAGGTTTGAAAGGATAGGTTTCAATGTACTTTTGTTTTCCGTCTTCAACCATTTCTATATACTCTTCGTCGTACACTTCATACACTTCTGCAAAACAGTTCTCTTCTGCTAAGAATACTTTATCACCTTTGCCAATCTTTC